TTCTTCGCCTGCCTCGTCCAAATACGAAATCTCTTCTAGTCTTTCCGATCCCAGTGGGCCCATATTCGCCAGCTTCATGAAGCGGCGTACCTCCGATTCGGTTAAAAGTGTCTTGCGAGCCATTAGAATTCTCCTTAAATATAGTAATTCAAGAATAAATAGTAGTAATTTTCGTTAAATACCTAAAAAAGTATATCTCGTACACCTGATCGCTTTTTTAATTTTTCCAGGGCCCTGGATTCTAATTGTTTAACTCTCGCAAAAGAGATTCCTAAACGTTCTGCTACTTGTCGTAGAGTCATCGATCCGTGTTCGTAAATGGATATCAAAGAACAATTGTGTTCGTCCGGATAATCAATCCACAAGCGACATTCTTTATTATCACAGTCAGTATTTTCATTCATACACTGACGAGAACACTTTAGCAAGCCATCCTTCATAGATCTGGAAACTCGCGTTCTAATACATCAAAGATGTTTTCTACTTCTCCGGAAGACAATGCAAAGTCCTTTAGTATTTCTTTACCCTTGCGCCTCGTCTTTTGTGATTTAACTTTGTGTCTTTTCTTTGTTCTTAATTCATCCACAAGCTGTTGTATCCTGTCATCATTTTCTATGTAGGCTGTTATAAGATGACGGAAGAACGCAGATTGAGTAAGACCATCATGCTTCAGCTTTAAAATAAGATTAGCATGACGATGATCGTTATCTGTAAATACAATTCTTTTAGTTAGATTTCCATAATCGATCTCGTTACCCATTACCATTGTCTCGATGTAATGTGAGTGTGGCTTTCGCTTAGACCCGACGAGGTTTGTTTTACAAACATCGCTTTCTGTTGGAGTTCTTGTAACGTACGTGCGCCACTATAAGAGAATCCAGAACGAATCCCGCGCTCTAAATCCTGCAGAATTGGTTCGATGGATCCCCGGTAAGGGACTCGGGCGGATACCCCTTCAAAAGAAGAGTAACGACCGCGCCACCTTAATTGTGCTTCCTTACTCGCCATTCCGCGATAAGTTTTCCAGTGAGTACCGTCTGCCTCTTCGAAAATCTGACCAGGGGTCTCATCGGTACCGGCAAATAAGGAACCACACATTACGATGTCCGCTCCGGCGGCCAAAGCTTTTACAATGTCGCCACTGTTTTTAATACCGCCGTCGGCGATGATCTGAATGTCCTTCCGAGTGTGAGAACAGTCTAAAAGGGTCTGAAAGCCGGGCATGCCGTGTCCCGTTTGGACTCGGGTAGAACAAATAGAACCGCCCCCTATATTACAACGAACACTGTTGGCGCCCCACTCAGCCAAATCATTTATGCCTTTTAACGTCGCGACGTTCCCTGCCATCAAATGTAGATAAGAATCAAACTTCTTTCTAAGGGACCTGAGTGCTTCTTTCATCACTATGTGATGTCCATGTGCCACATCTAGACATACAAAGCTGACGCGTGCCTCTTTTAGGGCGATGGCTCGGTCTAAATAATCTCCCGTGATCCCAATCGCTGCCCCAATCCAAGGATCTGGATTGTTGGAAAGATTACGGGCTATCTGTACCTGTTGCACCTGCTGTTCAATGGTGTTATACCTATGAATCACAGAGGTGCCTCCATAATTAGACATACTGGCACCCATTCGGTGCTCCGAAATGCTATCCATCGGAGATGCGATCAACGGAAGGGACAAGGTCATCTCCCCCAAACGCGAAGAAATATTCACGTCATGGCGTGAAACAATATCAGAATATTGTGGCACCAATAATACATCATCATATGACAAACACTCTTTCATTCGGCTGTCTCCTTTCTCTTTTGTTCCTCTAAGGAAGCTTTATAGGTGGGGGACATTTCGGGGGTTACCTTTTTAGATGTCGTCGGATCGATTTGCTGCGGGGGATGTTGGGGCGCGCCTTGAGGTGGTGATCCAAAATACTGTTGCAACGCTTTCATAGCAGCTTCGTACTCCGCTAGCTTTTGAGCTTGCGCTACAAGTTCGCCTACGTAATCCGTGTGTTCCGAAATAGCAACTGGGTTGCCAAGCAGCACTTCAATTGTACCAAGTGCGGTGGTGGCCTCTGCTTTTAATTTAAGCATTGCGGCATTTAGTAAAGTTTGTGACATTATTTCTCCTTTTCAATAAACTCTATAATATCTTTGGGGTTAAACCACATGTTTTCATATGGCTTTTCAGGATCTTTTAAGACTCTAATTCGCGGTCTTAAGCCTCCTGTTCTTATGAGCGAAATACTAGGCACCCCGTCAAAGCCCAATACTTTTTCCGCTGTGGGATAGTCTTGAATATTAAAAGCAAAGAAATGAATATCGTTATATTGAGTTGCAATCTCTTCATACTTATCTTTTAAATTATGACATAGATGACACCCATTAGAGTAAAACTTAACTACACACGTGGCGTCTTCTTTAATTTTTCCACTCAATATTTTTTGGAGAGCCTTCTTGGATAGTCTATCTACGCTCATTTATTTTCTCCTGTGTTGTGTTAATGCAGTCAGGACAAAATAAGCGCACCGTTTTAGTTTCCTCTCTCACTACCACTGACCACGATGTTACCATATCTTTATCTTTCTTGTCAAACTCTTTCTGGCAAATGTTACAGATTTCGGGTAAGGAACCAAAAAGGGTTACTTTTTCGGATAAACCCGCAACCCCCTTCGCCTCTTTCTTTAGCGCTCTGCGTTGTTTTCGATTCATTATCTCTCCATCGCATATACACATGGGTACATATGTTGAATGTAAGACGGGTTGTAATCGAATACTACTACTGCCGACGGAAATGGCGCAGCATTCTTGGAGTCGCCAAACTTTAGTCGGCCCTTGATAAAATGTATCTCTCGACTCTTCATCACATAGTTGTGCCAATATTTTGTATCGGTTCTGGAGGGTATCAACATTACCACTTTGGTACCCGGCTTTTGACTCTCTCTGTACGCCTTCTCTATCCATAATGAAATATGACTATAGGGAGGATTTACAAACACTGTTTCACCTCCCCAATCTTGTTCCAAGCCATTATCTTCAGTGGTGTAATATTTCTTAGTCTTATGGTTCTCACAAGTAGCACAGGGATCCAGTGTAAACTTACCAAATCGCCAGTCTAGCTTATTAAAAAAATCTTGAGGTGTTGCCCACTCCGATGAGTTAGAGCTAAATAATGTTTTTTGTGTTGTCTTATTCATCAGTACTCCCTAGCGCGCCGTCGCCTCGTCCACTCATTGTAATAGGATATTCATATAATTCTCCATCCTTTCGTTCGGATGCACGAAAATGTACGACCGGTACCATCACAATTTGTGCGATTTTTGTGCCCGCTTCAACAGTTTGGGTAACATTTCCGACGTTGTGGAGGTTGATAAACACTTCTCCATCATAGCCGGAGTCAATCACACATGCGCCCACCAATAGACTCCTCTTGGCGGCGATGCTAGAGCGATTCTTCACTTCTAGCATGTAGCCATGGGGCACACCAAAGCGCAGCCCCGTAGGTAGGATCTTGCTCGACCCGGGCGCAATGGATGCCGCGCGGTGCATGTCGCTGGGCGGTGGCGAAAACCGCACGTCCAAGCCAGCATCCGATGGATTAGCACGACTAGGACGATTGGCGGTTGCATGCACGAGTGAATACTCAAGCAGCATTACTCTTGCCCTTCTTATTTAAAATAAGCTGGTAGGTATCGTAGAATTCATCCACATTCAACTCGCTCTTCATAAAACGATATGCCTTGACGGCGGTGCGAATTTCATCGGTGGATAACCACCCATTACTACGAAATTCCTTTCGCAGTTCTCTCTTCTGTTCCTTGTATGGTTCCATACATTCTTCAATTGCGTTTAGTGAACGAATATACTCCAGTACATACCGCTCCTTTTCACTATGGCTTGTAGACATCTTTACTCCTATTAATAAGTCTGATAAACATTCTGTGGAATTTTAATATATTCCCATTTGTAAATTTGATGTTATAAACGCTATTGGCCACTCTTTCAAGGATCAATCCAGTGCGATTAGGAGGCAACTTATCCGTATGTGTTCCATCCGTAATCTCTACTAGATCACCGGCTTGAAAAAAATCCTTTTCGTTTTCCATCACCATTATAATAACATCTTTAGAGCGGCAAGTCAAACAATTGTTTTAAAAATTGTCGAATTATTTGGTCCCTCTCTTCATCGGTTTCAGCCTCGGCAAATAAATAATTGTAGGTTTTCTTTTCATGATGAACCTTGCCTTCGAGTTTGGTTACCTCTCGTTTCATCCATCTCGTTTGTTGTTTATAGTTTTTAGGAACAGTGACATTGTTTTTTTCGGCATAATCAAGTAAAACGAAATAACGTCTTTTCTCAAAAGCCCCTGAGATTTCCTTGAATGCATTTAGCATATCAAGCTTTTCTTGGGGTGTCAAACTTTTTTTTAGTTTATCGGGGTGATAAATTAACGCCAACTTTTTAAAAACCTTACTAAATGATTCATGAAGCTCCAATTCGTCTTGCGTTAGCTGGTACTCACTCTCCTCTTCTTCCTCCGCACCGTCGAATAGTACCAGGTTCGCGCTGGTCGCGCTCACCGGGATTTGTGAAGGAATCTCGGGGAGTGGGCCATAAGCCTCGGTAATCTTTTCCGCATGCTCCTCGTTTAATTTTTGACGGTCAATATCATTCTGTGCGCAATATACTTCGTAATATTCTTGAAACGCGGCGGATCCTTCATGAGTCAGATCCTTAACAAGTTCATACTCTTCATACAGAAAGCGAAGTCTATTAATCGTGCGCTTCCATTTAAGCTTTACAGAAATACCCATAATATTAAATAGAAAGGGGCGCCCTATTCAAATTTAAATTTAACATCTACATTTATTTTTAGTATCGGCACATGTAGGTGATTTGCTAAATTATGCCTCCTACACTCTTCGGCTGTCAAAAACCAGTCTGCGTGTCCCCTGTTATGCACAATATCGAGAAAGTAATCTTCCGGATGTCCGCAATTCACTGCCATCATCCTGTAAACCTTTTTGTTTAAACGATCTACTTCTTTGGCGTCGGCTTTAATCTCTTCCACTTTCCCCCACCCCATTGAGCTTACGTCATGAATCATTAATGTGGCATCAGGATCCATATATCGTTTTCCTTCCTCTCCAAAGCTAAACAAAATAGCTCCACACGACATAGCCTTTCCTTGGGCAATTGTCGCCACGGGTATGTTGGAATGTTTAATATCGGAGATCATCGACATCAAACTATATATTTCCCCTCCATAACTATCAATTATTACAGGAACCACTGGTTGACCTGTGTTCTGTGCTTTACTCATTTGGGTAGCAAATTCTTTGGCGCCTGATTCATCAAATTTCTTCACTCTGATCACGATGGGAAGATCATCTATTAAATCTTCCTTCTTAATAAGCGGACTAAAATATTTAATTACATTCATTTTGTTTTATCCTAGTAGTTTAAATGTTCTTCCTACGGCATAGGTGGAAAACCCCCAATCTTCATCATACTTTAGCTTACCCATGTAGGGACGATTAAGCAGAATCTTGTCTTTCTCTGGCTTAACGCCCCAACACCGGATGCGTGTCAATTC